TCGGCAACCGACACGACTGGATAGACGTTCGCGTGTCCAACGACGGCCGATGGATCGAAGTAGCAGGCGCGCGGACGCTCACGCTCCGCCCCATCGCCGGAAACGTCGTCTCGATCACCTCGGAAGGTTGGTAGGCCGTGCCCGCACCACATCACATCATCGGACTCGGCGGACACGCCCGGTCCGGCAAGGACACCGTCGCCGCCTACCTGATCGAGCGCTACGGGTTCGTGCGCTACGCGTTCGCCGACGCCGTCCGGACGGCCGCCCTCGCCCTCGACCCGATCATCTACACCATCCCGTCGTTCTACGTGAACGGTGCGCCCGAGCCGGTGCGCCTGTCCGAGATCGTGGCCGCCGATGGGTGGGAAGACGCAAAGGCGATGCCCGAGGTCCGCCGCACGCTCCAGCGCTTCGGTATGGGCGTCCGCGACATCGACCCCGCGTTCTGGATCAAAGCCACCATGGCGCAGCTCGCCGACGAGACGCGCCCCGTTGTCGTGACGGATGTGCGCTTCCCGAACGAGGTCGAGGCCGTCCGCGCCCGAGGTGGTCTGTTCGTCCGCGTCCGCCGCCCCGGCGCGACCGGCAACGGGCACATCAGCGAGCACGCCAACGACCACATCGCCGCCGACGTCGAGATCAACAACGCAGGGTCGCTCGCGGACCTCGCCGCAACCATCGAACGCACGCTTGCCGAGAGGATCAATCTGTGATGGCTCTGCGCCGACGTAAGCCCGTGATCATCATCCCGCTCACCAAACACGACCGGTGCGACCGGTGCGGCACCGAGGGCCGCGTTCGTCTCGTCCTCGGTCCGCACGATCTCGTGTTCTGCGCGCACCACTACGCCGAGCACGCCGACGCCCTGTTGTTCGCAGGGTGGCAGGTCAACGACGACCAGCGCGCCGCGCTCACCGCTCGGCCCGCAGATGTGAGGGGCGCATGACGTTCGGATTCTCCACCGCGAGCGCAAACGGCAACGTCGACAAGCTGGCCGACGCCGTCTACGCCGATTTCTCGATCAAGCGCGGTTCCGTCTCGGCCCGCCGCGTGGCCGCGTTCGTGACCGCGCGACACCTGCTCGACGATGGCCACGCCTCGCGACCCTCGGCCGAGGAGACCATAGCGCTCGCGTCGTGGCTTACGACCGGCCGTGTTGCCCTCGACGCCGACGACGACGAGGAAGACGACGAGGACTACGAGGAAGACGCCGCCGAGAACGTCCAGGCCCGTGACTGGTGGCCGCCGATCTTCGCCCGCCGTCGCCGCCGTGCGTGATCCGATTTCCCCCCACCAGACACGTAAAGGATGCAGGGCACTAGGTACGCCTGACGGCTAGTGCTGTTGACCCATCGTGGATGCACGGGGTCAGGCGACCCCCCTTTTTCATGCGAAGGCTTCTCCCTATGGCATGGTCAAACGAATCCGCACGCCGTGGAGAGCTACCGCCTGACTGGCAAGTCCTACGGGCGCGCGTACTGCGCAGGGACCGATACCGCTGCCAAATGAGAGACGAGCGTGGAATCCCTTGCGGTAAGCCCGCCTCGGATGTGGATCACATCCGTAGGGGGAATGATCACAGCATGGCCAACCTGCGCGCCTTGTGTAAGGCGTGCCATGCCAGCAAGACCAGTGCCGAAGGTGTGGCCGCGCGTGCTGCTCGCTACCGTCCACCACGCGCCCACCCTGGCCTGACTACACCCTCACACGATGCACATACGCCCCGCCCCTGGGTAGGGGCGTGGGCTAGGCGACGTAGCAGGTAGCCACGCCATGCGCGTAGAGCAGCACGCCAAACAGGGGGTGTTGAGGCCGATGAACACTAAGCGTGACGATAGGTCCACGTGTAGGACCCTGGCTGACTCCCCCCCGGCTCGCGAGCATCACCGGTTGGCATAGCAGCTCGCTGTACGTACGGGCATACAACTTTCGGTAAGCGAGGCGCGCAGTGCTGCACGACGACAACAACTACGCGCCCCCCGAGGACTTCCTCGGTCCGAACAACGCCGATCGGACCGTGTGGGGCTACCCGCTGGAGTTCGCCGACTGGCAATCCTTCCTCGTGGCGCACCGACCGTGGCGACAGCCCGGCGAGACCCAAGCGGCCTACGTCGCCCGCATCGCCCCCTCACGCCCCGACTACACGCCCGAGGAGATCGCCCTATGGTTCGAGTCCGCAAGCACGTACCCCCCGTGACCCTGCGCCTGCGCGACCGCCAGCACCGCCGCGCGTCCGTCACGCTCGGCGCCCTCGTCGCCATCGGCCTTGCCGCGACCGCGCACGCCCGCCCGCCAGTCGTCCACTTCGAGACGCCCACGGCCCCCGTGACCGCCTCGACGACGGCCCCCGACCCGACGCCCCCGGCGCCGTCCGGCGAGCCGTCAGCGGCGCCCACAACGGCCGCCCCGGTGCGCCCAACGTCGAGCGCGACCCGCTCCGTGACGCCGCCGACCCGCTCAACGTCGCGCGCGACGTCCAAAAAGCCCACCCCGTAAGGAACTCCCTTGGCTACGCCGATCACGTCCACGCCCGCCACTGACGCGCTGATCGCCGCGATCGGTCAGCTTGAGGCCGCCCTCCCGGCCGTCAGCCCGACAGGCACCGCGCCGGACCTCGTCGCGTTCAACGCCCTGGTGCAAACGATCCTGAGTATCTGGTCGCCCCTGTTCAACCTCAACCAGGCCGCGACCGCTGCCGCTCTGACCGCCGCGCAGGTCTCCACCTCGACCACCGCACCGGCCCCGGCCCTGTAACGCCCCGACTCGACCCACCGCCCCGCTACCTTCTACGCGGGTTTCAGCGGACACAGCGCGCAAGATGGTGCGCCCTGTTGTGGTCGTCGGGCCGCCGCTCCCCACGGCGGACACAAGCGCGTGCATGCAGCGCATGGGGACTCACACGTGCGCCCAATAGGCAGAGCGACCCCGTCCAAAACCGGGGCGGATGCCGGTTCGAGTCCGGCCGTGTGAGCAAACCCCCGGTGACGTATGCCAGGCAGCAGAGCAGCGGCCCAGTGCGCCGTGTGACGCGGGAGCGAAGCCCGCCGCCCGGGGGCTCGACACTTTCCCCGCGTTCCCTCCGGAGTACCCCCATGCCCGCACCCGGCGACTACGGCGTCTGTCGCATTCACGGTCGTATCGGTCTGCTCATCCGCATCGGGCAGTGGCTCAACGGCAACGGCTTCCGCAACTTCGAGCACGCCTTCCTAGTCCTCGACAGCGAAACCGTCGTCGAGGCCGAACCGGGGGGCGCCCGCCTCACGCCGCTTGCCTACTACCTCGACCCCGCGAACGGCCCGGTGGAGTGGAGCACGCTCCCGCTCACTGACGACCAGCGCGCCGCGATCGTGGCCGCCGGACACGCCTACGTGGGCGTGCCGTACTCGTATCTCAACTATGCGGCCATCGCCGCGCGCCGCCTGCGCTCGCCCGCCGCGCGCTTCCTGCGCCGCTACGTCAACTCGACGCGTCACCTCATCTGTTCGCAACTGGTCGCCTCGGCCTACGCCGCCGCCGGTATCCGTCTCGGTCAGCCCGAGCCCGGCGACACGACCCCCGCCGACCTCGCGAGCCTCATCCACTAGCACCGCCCGGAGGTGAACGCATGGCCAGAGGTACCGCGCACGCGCCCAAGCCCGATGGCCAGCGTCGCCGCCGCAACGCGCCGACCGGCCCCGGTGAGCGCGTCTTCGAGCGTACGGGCGCGACCTTCGGCCCCTCGATCGAGGCCGCGACGTTCCGCGACGACTGGCCAGAGCCGGTCATCGCGTGGTGGGAGACCTGGCGCGCGCAGCCGCAGGCCGCCGCTTTCGAGGGCACCGACTGGCAGCGCCTCGCCGACCTCGCGCCGCTGCGCGCGATGCTGCTCGACCGCGACCTTTCGCCCGGCGAGCGCACAAAGATCCTCGGCGAGGTGCGCATGAACGAGGAACGCCTCGGCGCGACCTTCACGGACCGCCAGCGCGCCCGTATCCGCTTCACCGACGCCGACGAGTCCGACGACGGCGCCCCCGGTATGGCCTCGGTTACCAGCATCGCCGCCTACGGCCGCGCCCGCTGGTCCGAGGAGGAAGACGACGACTGACGCCAGGCAGGCCCGCGCGTCCCCACGACGAGGCAGGCCCCCGCGTGTCATTCAAGCCCATAAAGACCCTCGACCGCTTCGACCCCGAGATACCGACTCTCGGGTGGGGCGTGATCGAGTTCATAGAGACGTGGCTCATCCAGCCTGACGGCGACCGCGCAGGCGAGCCGTTCACGCTCACGCGCGAGCAACGCAATTTCATCCTGTGGTACTACTCCGTGACCGCTGACGGCCGCTGGCGCTTCCGCCGCGCCGTCCTGCGCCGCGCCAAGGGGTGGGGCAAGTCGCCGTTCCTCGGCGCCCTGTGTCTGGCCGAACTGGTCGGCCCGGTCGTCTTCGACGGTTGGGACAGCAACGGCGACCCCCTCGGCCGCTCGCACGCCTCGCCGTGGGTCGTCATCGCCGGTGTCTCGGAGACTCAGACAGCGAACACCCTCGACGCCATCCGCGCGATGATCTCCAGCGAGTTCGCCGACGCGTTCGGCCTCGACGTCGGCATCACGCGCATCTACGTCGCCGGTGGCGGGAAGCTCGTCCCGATCACGACGAACCCCGCCACGCAGGAAGGCGCCCGCCCGACCTTCGCCGTCATGGACGAGGTCCACCACTGGACGCTAGGCAACGGTGGGAAGAATCTCGCCAAGGTCATCCGGCGAAACCTCGCCAAGGTCCGGGGCCGCTCGATCGTCACGACGAACGCGCACAATCCCGCTCAGGACACGGTCGGCCGAGACTACTTTGACGCTCACCTCGCGCAGGTCGAGGGCCGCACGCGCCGCGCTGACTTGCTGTACGACAGCACCGAGGCGCCCGCGCTGACGGATGAGGACTTCGCCAACGAGGACACGCTACGCGCCGCGCTGCGGTGTGCCTACGGCGACGCCTCATGGGTCGAATTGGACGACCTGATCAGCGAGATCTACTCGCCCGATACCCCGATCGAGGACTCTTGCCGGTTCTACCTCAATCAGATCGTGGACGCCGCCGACGCGTGGGCCACGGCTGGTGAGTGGGACGCGAACGCCTGCGCCGACCTCGCGCCGCTCGCGTACGGCAACCCTGGCCAGTGGCGCAAGGGTGACACGGTCACGCTCGGGTTCGACGGCGGACGCACGGACGACAGCACAGCTCTTGTGGCCGTCCGGCTGCGCGACGGCGCCCCGTTCATCCTCGGCCTGTGGGAACGCCCGGACGGCGCCGCTGGCGAGGGATGGGAAGTCAACCGTGAGGCAGTCCGAGGCGCTGTAGACAACGCGTTCGCGACCCTCGACGTCGTGGCGTTCTTCGCCGACGTCGCCGAGTGGGAGACCGACGTGGACGACTGGCGCGACCGGTTCGGCGAGCGTCTGTTTCACAAGGCGACGACCAAACACGCCGTCGCGTGGGACATGCGCGCCCACGGCGCCGACACGGTCCGCGCGACCGAGGCGCTGCATCGCGCGATCACTGACAAGGCCGTTCCGCACGACGGCGACCCTCGGCTACGCCGCCACGTGCTCAACGCCCGGCGACGCCCCGGCCGATGGGGTATCTCGTTCGGCAAGGAATCGCGCGAGTCCCGACACAAGGTCGACGCGCTGGCCGCAATGCTGCTCGCCCGCATGGCCGCAACGTTTGTCACCGGCACGAACGCCCTCGCCAAGCGGGGCGGAGTCGGAACCCTGGTCGGCTACGGCCGCCGGAACCCCGCGCTGGCCGCGCAGCAGGCCGCCAAGTACACCGCCGCCCTCGCCGCCCACAAGGCCGCCGCAGAGGCGCACAAGGCCACCGAGGAAGACCCCGAGACCGCCCGATACCGCCGCATGGCTGACGCCGCGCGAGCGGCCAAAGCCAAGTAAGGAGAGTGAGGCCGTATGGCGACCATCAGCAACCCCGCAGAGCTGGCCGCCGACCTCATCGCCCAGCACGGCGCGACGGTCGCTCGCACCGGCCATCACGGCGTAGTCGCCCGGTACCTCGACGGCGACCACGACTTGCCCTACATGCCGCGTGAGCACCGCATCGAATACCGCATCATGGCGCAGCGCAGCATCACAAACCTGTTGCCGCGCGTCTCGGACACGTTCGTGAAGCTGCTGTTTGTCGACGGCTACCGGGACACCACCTCGCAGGACAACGCCAAGGCGTGGGACTACTGGCAGGCCAACAAGCTTGACGCCCGCCAGACCATCGCCCACCGTGGCGCGATCGAGTACGGCGCAAGCTACGTCCTCGTTCTGCCCGGCGAGAAGGCGCCCGTGATCCGGCCGCTCGACCCGCTGCGCTCTATGGCCTGGTACGCCGACGAGGACGACGAGTGGCCGCAGTTCGGTTTGCGCCACCGTGGCAAGGGCGCTGACGGCGCCGTCATCTGGGAACTGATCGATGACGAGAATGTCTATACCGTCGTCGGTCGTGAATCCACGTACCGCCTGGTCTCGACCGAGGCGCACGGGCTCGGCGTCACGCCCATGGTCCGCTTCCGCGACCGCCTCGACGGCAAGCCAACGGGCATCATCAAGCCACTGATCATCCCGCAGGACCGTATCAACGACACGGTTTTTGCCCTGTCCATGGCGATGCACTTTGCTGCCTTCCGCCAGCGTTGGGCTACCGGTCTGGTCATCCCGACCGATGAGAACGCGACGATCACGGTTCCGAACCCCGACTACAACCCGAACGGCCCCGTGGACCCCGTCGTCAACCCGCAGACGCTCAACCTGCCGAACCCGCACTTCGGGCAGCCGATCGAGACGTTTCAGGCCGCCGTTGACCGCCTGTGGGTCACCGACCAGTCCACCGCGCAGTTCGGCGAGTTCCATCAGACGACCGTTGACGGGCACCTGTCCGCGCTCGACGCCGCCATTGAGACCATCGCGACGCTCGGACAGCTTCCGTCCGGGCTGCTGAAGGGGAACCTAGTCAACGTCTCGGCCGAGGCGCTGGGATCGCTGTACGACGTGACCAAGCGGCAGGCCGACGTGTACGCGCTTCTCTTCGGCGAGGCATGGGAACAGGTCTTCAGCCTCGCTGCCGTTGCCGCTGGCGACGACCCCGACGACAGCGCGCAAGTGCGCTGGCGCGACACAGAGGCACGCTCGTTCGCCGCGACCGTGGCCGCCCTGGGCCAGATGGTGCAGTTGCTCGACGTCCCGCCCGAGGCCGCTTGGGAACTGATTCCGGGTGTCACCGATCAGGACATCGAACGGTGGCGCAACATGGCCAAGACCGGCGACGGACTCGCCGCGCTGACGGCCGCGCTGACGCGCCAGACCACCCCCAACGCCCCCGGCACGCCCGCCGAGGCCGTCCAACAGGCGCAGGGTGCGCCCAACGTTGCGCCCGCGTCCCCTGCCAAGTGACGCCGACCGACGCCGCCGCGCTCCAGCTCACCGACGCCCACCGAGTCGCGCAAGCGAACATCGCCCTTGATTCGGTGGGCAAGCTCACGGCCGCGTGGAAAGTGCTGCTCAAGCCCTCCAACCTCGACAACTTCGCTGCCTACATGGCCGCGATGACCGAGGTCATCAAGACCGGCCGCGCGACCTCTGCGCAGGTCGCCGCCGCCTACTACGACACGATGCGCGCGCTGTCCGGGGTCGACGGAATCTATGACCCCCTCGTCCTCGACGCCGCGCCCGACGCGCAGATACAGACATCGCTACTGGTCACCGGCCCCGTCCGCGTCAAAACGCTCATCGGTAACGGCGACCCGCTCGCGACCGCGATGGAAAAGGCGTTGCTCGCCAGCGCTGGCGCGACAACGCGCCTCATTGCCGATGCGGGGCGCGGCACCATCCGCGAGAACGTCCTACAGGACTCCCGCTCTACGGGCTGGCGCCGCGTGACAGACGGTCACCCTTGCGAGTTCTGCACGATGCTCGCCGGTCGAGGCGCCGTCTACAAGTCCGACGCCACCGCTGGCCTCGACGACCCCTACCACGACCACTGTCTGTGCACGGTCGAGCCGCAGTTTTCCGATACGTCCTCGGCGCCCAAGCGCGCGAGGCACGGCCGCTAAGCGGCCAACACTCCCCACCCCCGCGTGATGGCAGGTCCAGCGCGCGACCACGTCCAGGAGACGACACACCATGACCGACACCGCCCCCGCCGCCGACAACGCCTCGGCCCCCGACGCCCCCGCCTCGACCGCGCCCACCGCGCCCGCCGAGACGCCGCCATGGGGTGACAACTTCGACGCCTCACGCGCCTGGTCTCTGATCCAGGGGCTTCGGACCGACAAAGAGAAGCTGTCCGGCAAGGTCTCCACCTTCGAGAAGGCCGCTCAGGAGCGCGCCGACGCCGAGAAGACCGAACTTCAGCGCGCCCAAGAGCGCGCCGATCGGGCGGAAAAGGCCATCGCGGACCGCGAGGCCGCCGACAAGCGCAAGGCCGTGATCACTAAGCACGGGCTCAGCGACGATGACGCCGCATTCCTCGCGGGTGTCTCCGATGACGTTCTGGACGCGCGCGCGGAAGCGCTCGCCGCCCGGCTCGGCGTCGGCCAGTCCAAGCACGACGCCGCCGAGGCCATCCCCGGCAAGCCAACCCCCAAGCTCACCGCCGGTCACGAATCCAGTGACGCAGGCGAGGCATTCGACCCGCTGGCGCTCGCGGAAAAGGTCCACAAGCGCCTCATCTGAGAGAGGACCGCCTGTCATGGCGAACACTTTCAAGACCATCGCCGCCGACAACCTGTCGGCGACCGCCTCCGCGCTGGTGTCCAAGGACATGAGCATTGCGGCCGTGGTCAACCGGTCGTGGTCGTCCGACTTCGCCGGTAAGCGAGGCAACGTCGTCAATGTCCGCATCCCGGCCGCGCTGTCCGCGTCCAGCCGCGCAGTCGACGCGACCACCGCCCTGACCGTTTCGACCCTGTCCGAGACCACTCAGCCGGTCTCCCTGTCGACGAACATCTACAGCGCCGTGGCGCTGTCCGACGAGGATCTGACCCTTCGGATCGAGGACGGCGTCGCGCAGGTGCTCGCGCCGCAGACTCTCGCCATCGCCGAAGCGGTGGAAAACCTGGTCGTGGCCAAGCTCCAGACCGTCACCGAGACCGCCGCGCTCGACAGCATCTACACCATGGGCACCGTGGGCACCCTCATGCCCCTGTTCCTGCTCGCGCGCAAGACCCTGCGCGACATGGCCGCCCCGGCGACCGGCCTCTACGCCGCCGTGGGCACCGGTGTCTATCAGGACGTCCTCGCGCAGGTCAGCGCCGTGGGTGCCGAGGGCGGGGCGGACCCGTTCGCCAACACCGGCGCCGCGCGCATCGCGGGGTTCAACGTGATCGAGTCCAACCGGCTCGCCCCGACCGAGGCGATCTTCTTCCACCGCGACGCCGTGACCCTCGCGCTGCGTGCGCCGGTCATCCCGCAGGGCGTGCCCTACGGCGCCTCGATCCAGGCCCCCGGCGGGGTTCCGGTCCGGCTGATCCGCGACTACGACGCGAACGCGCTGGGAGACCGCCAGATCCTCAACGTCTACGCCGGTACGGCGCTGATGAACGCGCAGGTGTCCTCGACCGGTACCCCGGTCAACTTCGTTCTGCGCGTGAACGACGGCGCTGGCGTCTAAGCCGCTGCGCCCAACGTTGGGCACATGTAGGGGTCACCGTCCCCGGCCGGTGACCCCTGCACCCCAGTTCACGCCACCTAGAAAGGACGACCAATGGCCGCCAACACCGGCACTCAGAACGAGGTCGTGCGCGTGCTCCAGGAGCTTGAGCGCGCGTTTCTGACCGGCGGACCGGCGAGCATCGCCGCCGCCCGAGCCAAGCTGACCGCTGCGCTCGCCGCGTACGACGCCTAACCACCGACCTCGCCGCCATGAAAGGGGGCCAGCGTGCCTAGCCTCCCGCCGCTCGCGACGGTCGCCCAACTGGAGACCCGCCTAGGTCTGCCCACGGGCACCCTGGCAGACGCCGATCTCGCCCGCGCACAAGCCGACTTGGCCGACGCCTCGGAGCTTGTGCGCACCGTCGCGCGCGTGTCGTGGGTCGACGCCAACGGCAACGCCGACGCCCCGGCCGCCGTGGTTGTGGTTGTGCTCCAGTGCGCCATGCGCGCCTACAACAACCCCAACGGCTACATGACCGAGACCGTCTCGGCCGATGGCGCCACGTACACCTACAGCAGCAACCCGCAGGCCATCGGTATCTACCTGACGGCCGATGAGGTGATGATCGTGCAGCTCTGCGCGCGGCAAGCGCTGTACGGCAACGGCTGGCACGGCACCGGCTCTGTTCTGACGTCCAAGCCTGGCGTTCGGGGCGTCGTCGGCGGCTACGTCCCTTGGGCGTGGCGCGCGTGAGATTCCCCGATGACGTCACGATCCTGCGCGCGACCAAGGCCGACGCGTACGGCAACCCGCACGCCGCCGGGTGGGTCGCTACCGGCCCGGCCGTCAAGGGCGCCGTCTTGGGCCTGGCCGCGCTGTTCCTCCCGCCGTCCGTCGACATCCGCCCGGCGGACCGCATCACCACCCACGGCGCCCTCTACGCCGTCAAGAACGCCCCTACGCCGCTCGGCCCGCCCGGTAAGCGCGTCATGTGGGCCGTGTCCCTCGAACGCCTTCCGGACGGTGCCTGATGACCGAAAGCAACGTCCGGCTAGATCACAAGGGCATCGCCGAACTGCTCAAGTCCCCGGCCATCCTCGCCCTGATGAACGAGGCCGCCCACAAGGTCGCCGAAGCCGCGCGCGAGCACGTCAAGGGCAGCCCCGTACCTGTCCACGAGTACACCACCGACCGAGGCGCCGCGAGCGTGTCCGTCCTCGCGCCGTTCCAAGCCCACCACGGCGCACTGACGCACGCCGCCGCCGCCGTGGGGCTGGAGATGCGCGACCGCAAGTGATCCCGGCGCCCTAGGAGCATCCATGAACACACAGTCCGTCGTGATCGCCGGTACGGCGCCGACGTTCGCCGCCCCGTCCCTGTCCGACACGGCCGAGGTGGGCGCAGTCCTGATCGTCAAGAACGGCTCGGCCTCGCCCGTCACGGTCACGCTCATCACGAACGGGACCCTGGCGACCGGCGACGCCTACCCCGACAAGACCTACTCGATCGCTGCCGGTGCCGAGGGCTGGCTCCCGGTACTGCACGAGTACCAGGGCACCACGAACGCCCGATTCGCCGCTGTGACCTTCTCGGCCGTCACCTCCGTGACCGCCGCTGTCGTCCACCTGTCGTAAGGAGCCCGGCCCGTGAGTGAGACGGTATTCGGCGCCGCCCTCCCGGCCGTTGCCTACGCCGAGGACACCACAGGGTTGACGGTGGGCACACAGTTTGTGCCCACCGTTGACGGCACCATCACGGCCGTCCGGCTGTATACGTCCAGCCCGGCGCCACTGGACCCGATCGACTGGAAGCTACTCAGCGCGACCGGCGCTACCGTCCTGGCGTCCGGCACGTGGTCGGTCGGTCAGCCCGGCGGTACATGGATCGAAGCCACGTTCGCCCCGGTCCCCGTGGTCGCCAACACGACTTACGTAGTCGCCGCTGGCGTGCTCAAGCGCTACGTCGCCTCGAACAGCTTCTTTGACGTGCCCAAGGGGTCCACACACCTGACGGCGCCGCAGGGCGCCGGACACTTCACGCTGAGCGCAGGGTGGAGTTTCCCCACCACGCTCTACGCGAACTCGGGCTACTTCGTCGACGTCGCGTTCACGCCGAGCAGCACCGCGCCGCCCGTCACGCCGTCCGTGACCCTCGGCCCTATCTGGGCGTTCGGCGACCCGCTGATAGGCACGCTTGCCGTTCTGCGCGACGCTGTGGCCCCGAACGGCGCCGTGCCCACCTGGGGCACCATCCCGCCGCCTACGGCCGCCACGGGCGCCCCCACGCTGCCCTATGGGGTCGTGGCGTCCGATGGTGAGCTGTCCAAGACCGCCGCCGACGCATCGGCGACCGTGCGCGTGACCGTCTGGGCCGCGACAGCGGAGCAAGCTCGGGCGCTCGCGGGTTGGGCGCGCGCCGTACTGCTCGCCTCACACGGCGACGGCGCCACCGTGCGCCACTACGGCCGCGCGACCGGCCTACTCCCGACCACCGACCCGAGCGGACGCTACCCGGTCTGCTCGTTCACCGTAGCGGCTCGCCTGCTACCCGTTTCGATCTAGGAGACACCATGAGTGGTGACCCGACGAACGCCGCGCTGTGGCAGAACGCGGACGTCTACATTGCCCCCTCCGGCACGGCCGGACCGACCGACGTTTCCACCGCGTGGGGCGCTTCCTGGGATGCCGTGGGCCTGCTCGACGGCGACAAGGGATTCACCGAGGCGCGTAGCGACACGTCGAACGATCACTACGCGTGGGGCGGAATCCTGGTCAAGAAGACCAAGAGCAAGCACAAGCGCACCATCAAGTTCATCGCGCTGGAGGACAACGCAACCGTCTTCGGCCTGGTGAACCCCGGCTCGACCCGCGCGACGGCGTCCGGCATCACCA